CACCAAGTATCTGAAGTTGAAGGTGCAGGCTGGCCGCAACTTCTCGAAGACCCCGTTCCAGCGTCCGAGCAACCAGCTTGCCCGTGCTGCGTTCGTGGTATTTGGTGGCCAGTTGGTCACCAACAATCGTCGTCGTCAGGGCCTCTTGTACGACCTGGCATAAACCCTTGCCCCCAAGCCAATGGGGGTTCTTACCCTGCCCATAGGGGAAAGGATGTATGATGAGTTATTTGAATCACAACTTCATCACCAATCGTGTTGGTGGTGATGGAACTGGCAGCAGAGCTGGCCAGGGTATTTATACAGAGTCCTCGACTGCCAAGTTTGCTATTGGTGAGAAGTTGGAGTTTGCAGATGGCCGGTGCTTTCGTTACGGATACACGGCTGCTGCTGTCAATGCAGGCTTGCTGGTTTCACAGGATGTGTCGGCCACTGCTCTGGTCGAATCGGATGATATTGTAATCGATGCTTCTGGCGATTATAGCCCCGCCGCTGGCTCTTCAAAAGTCCAGATAACCCTTGCAAGCATAAGCGCAAATGATTATGCCGGTGCTTTGCTGCAAATTACGGATGATGACGGGGAAGGCATCCAGTATCGCATCAAGAGCAATAGTGCAACAGGTAAAACGACTGCTGGTAAAGTAGACATTGAGCTGTTTGATCCAATCAAGGTTGCTTTAACCACATCATCTGATTTTGCTATTGTTGGTAGTCTGTGGTATAACGTGCGGGGCGCTACTGCCGGGACGGATTATGTTGTTTCTGGGGTCACGCCGATTGCGTTTACCGCTAACTATTACGGTTGGTTCCAAACCGCTGGAATCGCCACCATCCTCGCAGATGGATCGATTGCGATTGCTGACAACCTGACGCTGTCCGATGGCGTTACAGGAGCCGTGCAATTGAAGGATGCGGAAACCGAACCTCTTATTGGCTATGCTTGCTATGCTCCAGATAATACGGGGCATGTTGGCGTAGTCCTGCAGGGCTTGGTGCCGTAACCAGTCCAAATCAAGAGAAGGAGGTGCCTTCGGGTGTCCTCCTTCTCTTGTTAAAAACTGAATCGATACAAGGAGAGTTGAAATGGCAGCAGAGAAGAAAGTGGATCTTGATGCGGAGATGGCAGCAGAGCAGAAGTTGGATCTTGACGCGTTGGTTGCAGTGCTGAAGGATGCTCCTGATCATGTGAAGTCACAGTTGCGCCAGGCGCTGGGCGCTTCAGGCACAATCACGCGCAAGAGTACTCCGCAGAACAACGCTGATGCCAAGCGCATCGCCTTCACTGTCGGTGAGGCTCTGCACCCGGATGACTGGACGCCAGAACCGTCAGAAGCCATGGCTATGGCTCTTGGCTACGAAGCGGCCAAGGAAAAAGTGTCTGAAAGCTGGCGTGCCAATCAGAACTCTACTGGTGCCATGACGACTATTACGGGCCGTGATGTGGATCAGATGCAGACCGGCGTTGATCCGGTGTCAACACCGGCAGAATCGAACATGACCATCGATCCAGAGGCCCTGGCTGATCTGGCCGTTGAATGACCCAGATCCGAGAACCCGCCCTGACTGAGCCGCGCAAGCGGCAGAACCAGTCTGACCCTGTTGTTGCAGGGCAACAGAACCAGGCTGTGTCCTTCGGTGAACTGGGCGTTTTCGGTCATGTCGAATGCAATTCACTGAAGGTGGACTCGCCTACAGGATTCCTGCAGTGTACGTCGCTGACCACCACCGAGCGTAATGCGCTCACAGCAGTCAATGGCATGGTGGTGTACAACGAGACAGACAACAAGTTCCAGGGCTATGAGAACGGTGCCTGGGCAAATCTGATCTGAGGCAGTATGACGCTTGCACAAGCCATTACCATGACACTGAACCGCGTCGGCCTGTTGACCACCAATACGACGTACAAGGATCAGGCTCGGCTGTATCTCAATATGGCAGCGAAGCGGGTGTCAGGAGAGATTGGTGGCAAGTGGTGGTGGCTGCATAAGACCACCACGTTCAATACGACCAAGACCATCACGGTATCGAGCATTGCCAATGGTGCTTTTGCTGCAGGAAACACGATTACCGGCAACAGTTCCTCTGCCACGGCAATAATAGATGCCGATTATGATCCTACCAACTATCCTACAGCCCTGTTGGTACACACCATCTCTGGCACATTTACCACGTCGGACACGGCACTGACCAACGGCAGCGTTACGGCTGCCTACGTATCCATCGCCGTCACTCAGACCTACGCCCTCGACGCAGATGTGCTGGTGCCGCATTCGTTTGTCGATGAAACCAACAGCCGCACCATCTCTGGTGCCGGCCTTGACATGATCGACGCAGAAGATCCTGACAGAAACAATGAGACAAATGCCAGGATATGGGCGGCCGATGGGGTGGACGCCCTGTCGGGTAAGATCCGGGTGCGTATGTGGCCCTATCACAGCACTCCGGGCGATGTCATCCGCTACCGCTATCGGGGCTTCATTGTTGACTGGACTTCAGGCAACGACTCTACGGAACTGGACAGGTGGTTGCCGGAGATCCTGCAGCCGGCGGTGATCTTTGGTGCGACCGAGATGTATCTGCAGGAGAAGGGTGACTCCGAGGCCGCCGGGGAGAATCGCTTTGAGTACAACGAGGCGATTGACAACGGTAAGGAAACCAACCGCACGATCTACGGCAATCGGGTCTGGCGCAAGGCAGAAGTAGGAGATCTCTCAGGCCGGTTTAATTACGTGCCGGCTGATGGTAGTCTTTCGGCAGCAAGCTGATGGCGATACGTGCCGGCGATATTCAGTACGGTCCATGGACGGGCGGCGTGTGGTACTCGCGGCCTGAAGAGGATGTGGCAGTCGAGGAGATTGCCACCATGGAGAATATGAGAATACAGGCCGCTGGTGCCGTAGAGAAGCGCCTCGGTACGGCATCGTACAAGTCGGCGGCCAATATCTCACTGGACCCGACACTGACCATGTGCGCCCAGTTCACCGTGCCGCCATCAACCGAGTATGTGGTCATTGTTGCTGGTACGGCCATCTACAAATACGCATCTGGCTGGTCAGCCATCACCGGCAGCGTCACTGTCACCGCGCATGATGACAATACTTTCGAGTGGGCAGTGGACGAGGGCACCGGCACTATCTTTGCCACCAACGGCGTCGATATTCCCTTCAAGTGGACTGGCAGCGGCAATGCTGCGGTGGTGGATGTAGACTCTCGATTCACCCGAGTGGATCATGTGGCGCACTGGGACAACCGGGTATGGTGGGGCAGTACGGGCACCGACTATGACCGACTGTGGTTCAGTGATACTGCCGATATCGATACGGTGGGGGCGACCTCGTTCTACCAGTTCGGTCATCCGATTACGGCCCTGGTGTCAACGCGCAACGCCCTGTCGGTGCATACCAGTGGCGGCATCTTCACCATGGTGCCCACGGGCAACTCGCAGATCCCCTACCAGCAGCAGCAGCGCACCTCTCGGGCCGCGCTTCATGGCAGGGCGGTGGTAGTGCTGCCTGGAGATCGCCAGTTGATGGTCCGCGAGGACGGCATCTACCAGTGGGATGGCGGGGATGACGTAGAGAAGAAATCCTTCGCGCTCGATCTGGGATACTGGCCCCATATCAACGCCTCGCGTCTGGCAGAGAGTTTCTCGCTGTACTATCCGGCCGAGGCTGAAGCCTGGTTCTGGGTGCCCTATGGCACCGGTCAGACAGAGATGAACCAGATCATTGTCTACTCGGATCGCCATGACTGCTGGTTCGGTCCTTACAGCGGATCTGGAGCGTACTTCGACCGTAACTGTGCGGCGTTGATTGATCAGACGCCTCATGCCGGGACACTGGACTCGTCAGGCGATATCGGCGGCAAACTGGAAGACCATGCGCCTGCAAATACCTACAACGACGACGACGACACCTCTGACGGCATTGCCATTCGGGCCTATTTCCGCACCGGGGCACCAGCGCCGTCTGGATCGGCCGAGCGGGTCAGATGGTTGTACTCGCGCACGTATTTTGATGCCACTGGCGACTATGATGTTACTGTCAACCAGGAATCTTCAGGCATATCCGGTACCACCAGGACGCTGAATGTTGCTGGCGGTGGATTCGTTCTCAATTCAAGCAAGACCGACGAAGATGAACTGGGCACAGTGCGGATGCTGGCGCAGGATCTGGATATGAGCGAGTACGATCCTCACTCCAGCTTGAAGTTCACCAACAATTCCAGAGATGAATTCTTTCGTATCCGACGTACACATCCGGTATATAAAGATATTGGTAAGAAGCGCAGGGTTAAGGCAGGAGTTTAGAGATGGCCCCTCAAAATAATTCTATTAGCCCCTTCTTTCTTTTCAAAGATCCTTCTGACATTCAATGGTCTGGTAACCAGAGGCTTACCGGTAACCAGTTGCGTGGATTTGGGGATTTGGGATTTGATCCAAATATTTCTATTGGCAACATCATTCCCGGCGTTTCTCAACCTGGTTCCTACTATCAGGCCCCCGGAACTCGGGGCATTTTCCAAAACGGCTTGCAGATCGGCTCTACCAGCGAAAGGAATGTTCAGAAGGCAGCCCCTGGCGAGGGCTTCTCTCTCTTTACGTCTACCGCTGCGAACGGTCAGACCACAGATGCCTTGCCGGAAACAGTTGTGACTGACGGTGACGTTCAAACCGCCTTGCCTCGTTCTCCTGAATTGGACCCTGATGCTCCCACTACCACTACCACTACTACTGCTGCTGATGATGGCACTGAATTTGAAATAGATGATCCTGGGGAGTGGAAAAGCCCAGTGACGGGGTGGGGGACGCCGAGCTATAATCCCAACTTCTCAGATCCAGACCTGACAGAATTTACTAACCAGCATTTCCGCACCGCAGAATATAGTGCCCGATATGGTTCTGGCCCCGGCGAAGTCTTCCAGAGCTTGGGCGCTGATCCTGTAGTGCAGATGATCGTTCAAGGACAGAAGTTGGACGCGTGGTTGGCCAGTCAGGGCGAGGATGTCAACGGTGATGGCTCCATCGACCGTGCCGACTACCCTGATAGGAATGTGCCTTATCCTTCCGAGGCACAGATGAATCAGTTCCGGGCCAAGTTCTTTATGGCGCTGCAGGAGCGGGAAGACAATGTTCAGCGCCACATTGAAGTGATATTCGGTAGCCCTGCATTCAGTTTAGGTTTTCCAACGTCAAGACCAGGACTAAGTCCTGAAGAGAATCTGAGAGCTAATCTTCTTGACTTTTTTCAAGATTTGCCAGGGGATATTGGCACACAAATTCTCGGCGAACTCGGTGGCCTGGGTGCAGACATTCTCACAGGTCTGAATATCCCTGACCTTGCCGAGACTATCGGCACGGATATTCGTGGCGCTATTGATCCTCTGACCGGTGCTGACTTCGGCCTCGATGCCATCAATCGGGACATTGCCACTTTGGACGAGAAGCTCCGCAGCCTCGGACTTGAGGATCTTGCTAATGCCATCACTTTACAGGGTACGCGTCTGGGTGGGTTAGAAACTCGACTGAGTGGCCCACGTATGCAATTCCCTGCGGGATTTGTTAAAACAGCAGGTGATTTGGAAGAGCAACTGGGCGGCATCACAAGCGATCTTGGGGAACTGGGCACATCTCCCGTGCCCGACGCGTTATTCAGGAACCTGGGGAGGTCGAAGGGCTTGCTGGAGGAACTCATCGGCGGCTCGTTCCAAAACGAGTACGGTTACCCGGCACAACAGACTGGCTTGTTGGGAGAGGCGCTCGGTCAGGGCGAAAGACTGGATACGCTGCTGGGTGGATTGCCTGCACCGCCTGATCTGGCCGGTCCATTAGATCAGGCCCGACTGCTCAACGAGCTGTTCAGTGTTGATATGCCCGCCGCTCTTGATGCTCTTGGCGTAGATATGGCAGGGTTGCCGCCGCTGACGGTGGGCGATTTACTGCCAGGCGAAAAGGAGCTGACTTCAGCGTGGGATGAGCGTAAGCCCGTCGGATTGGAGGTAAAGGATCTGCTTCCTGATGAGGAGCTTCTGGATACGGCATGGACGGACATGCGGCCTGATCCGTTGACAGCCGGTCAGTTGCTGCCGTCAAAGTTTGATCTGGAGAGAGACCTTGGCTTGCGTGCGCCCACGCTGGCACCAGATCGGTTGCTGCCGTCAGAATACGAGCTACAGGAAGCACTCGGGCTACGTGCCCCCAGTCCATTGACAGCCGGCCAGTTATTGCCGGATATGGATGCGCTGCGCGGTGAATTTGAGGGGTTGGGCCTTGGGCCGCTCACTGACCTCCTTGATCGCCTGGATGTCGGTGGTCTTGATCCGCTTGGGGATCTTGCCGGCTACGCTACGGATGCGGGTTCGCTGAACGATCTACTAACTGGCATTCAGGCTGGTGATTTTGGTCGATTGCCAGAACTGTTGGCAAATGCCGGTGTCGATATCAACTTGCCAGGTCTGGATCGTATCGAAACCCTCTTAGGCCCTCTTACTCTCTTGCCAAATTTGGCAGATACGTTGCCAGGTGAGTTAAGCAAGATCATCGAACTTCTTGGCCCAGAGGGTGTGGGCAGGGGTGGTGGAGTCACAGACATCTCCGGCCTTGAGGACTCGCTGGCAGACATTCTGGCTCGACTGGATAGTTCCGACGGCCTACAGCCTTCCGGCTCGGGTGGCGTATTTGAGGAGCTGCTTGGTGCCATTCGGCCTGGGTTTACCGATGTTCGCTCACAGATCCAGGAGATGACTGCAGAACTTATCCCGCAGATTCGGTCTCAACTCGTAGCCGAGGGATTTGAAGGCGATCTCGACGCAGAGGCCACCAGAAGGGCACAGGCACAAGCTGCTGGTATTCTGCGATC